AGCCACTCTTCGATGACATACGAGAGATACGAATCCAACTGCTCGGTAAGAGCCTTCTTGGACTCATCGATCTCTTCGACAAGACGGTTGTTGTACTGCTCTTCCAACTCTGTCTTGATCTCTTCGACGCGCTCGTTGATAGCAGCCTCAAAGATGGTGGAAGCCTTGGTCTTGAAGTTTTCGGTTAGTTCCTCGCCGTCGAACATGGCGGTCATGTGGACATCCAAGTCCTCGCGCATAGCCTTCTTCGACTTGACGCTAGCCATCAACTTGGCCTTGGCATCACCTCCTGCGGCACCGACATCAACTGGGCTTGGGATTACTGCGCCCTTGCCTGTGCCGTCCTTGTAGAGGCCCGCGAACTTGCCGCTGCCTGCACCTGTGGTGGAAGCATTGGCAACGCCGCCCTTGACCTCTTCCTCTTCTTCTTCCTCAGCCATGCCCTTCTTAGCAGAAAGATTCTTCATCTGCTTGGTCTTGGCATCGGCGGTATCTGTAGCCTCGTCAAGCGAATCGGTCTCTTCGACCTCTTCCTCGTCAAGGATGATTTCTTCGATTTCATCGTTCTCGTAATCCATGGGGTTCTCCTTGGTATTGGTTATTTATATGGTTGAAACACTTGGCTCACAGTTTGTCGATGAAACGCTTGAAAGCCTTGACCATCTGTTCTTCCAACTTGCGGGAGGAAGCCTTGTTGATGGATTGCTTGATTTCATCGATTTCTTTGGCAACGAGAAGTCCGTTCTCGTAGATCCACTCCCGACCTTCCATCACTCCACGGACAAAAGCCTCAGGGGCTGAAGGATCTGCAACAATGTCAGCGGCTGTGGAAAGACGGAAATCATCCTTCACATAGTTCGCACCATTCTTTTCTTCAAGAGAACCGACACCACGGGAGGAAACGCCCAACTTGGCACCCTCGTCCATCAGGTTCTTTACGATCTTTCCATATGGCGTATCCATGATTTTGGCTTTGCCATAGAAGTTCTTGCCATCGGGAGCCAACTCCACGATCATGTGGGAGACTCGCTCTAAGTTGATGGTTGGCCCTTCGGGGTGACCAAGTTCACCGAAACCTCTCTTTTGCTCCACGAAGTCCTTGCGGTATTGCTCGACCTTATCCTTCAGCATCTTGAATTCATAGACACGCCCGTTGCGGTTCTTGATATCACCCTGAAGGAAAGTGCCTTCGATGAAGTATGATTTCTGACCGTTCTTCTCTTCGGTCAAGATTTCGATGTTTTCGTTGACTTCGCAGATGAGTTTCATCTGTATGCTCCTTTAGATCGTGAACTCAAGAATGATGGTTCCCGAAACGGGTCTTGTTTCTGCATTATTTAGAGTTACTGATATTTGCCCATAATCTGTTCCTGCACGGTTACTGTGAGAAAATCGCTCCAGAAAAAACCCATCTACACCATCGCCTACAAAAATTCCGATGTCCAATGCGTCCATTTTAAACGGTGTTTGATCTGCACCCCATCTAACACACCACCCGCTGTCAAGTAAACCACCACCAACTCCAGTTGACCAAACAGAATAAAGTTTGATGTCTTTTTCTTGAATGCCGCTCATGTCATAATCAGCAAACGCAGAAGATGTCAATCCAATTGTTGTGCCTTCGTAATTTTCCTGTTGAACATCCTGTGCCACGATTTTCGTGACATATCGTTTGTTTGTTTTAACAAGATCCTGTTTGAAAAGAGGCATTAGAGTACAAATTCAAGAATGATAGTTCCAGTAACCGTTGTTGGCGTAATAGTCATTTGTCCGTTTGGTGTTGTTGCATTATTCGGAATCGTAAATCTCTCAAAATAGAAATCTAGATTTCCCGCTTGTCCAGAATCGAAAGCAGTTGCTCCTGCCGACCCACCCCATGTAAGAGAGTATCGATTGTTGCAGGATGATTTAATCGATGCAAGTTTAGCAGTATTGTTAGTAATCCCTGCGGTCATCAATGCAAACTCACCCGATGTTGCACCGTTTGCAAAAGCATTTCCCGTAATTCCAAATGTAATTGCGGTATTGTGTGCGCCGAGTTGAAACTTCTTTACAAGTCTGCGCTGTGTAGTCACAATGTTTTGTTCTGTATATGCCATTAGTCGTTCTCCTCGTTTGCTTTTGCAAAGTTGACTGCGTTTGCATAGGTATCTTTGCTCTCGGTTGCGAGAACGAGGAATGCAGTCTGATTCTCTTCGCTCAACCTGTCATACATTGACGCAATTGCTTCTGCATGACGAACTGTCACTTTTTGTGCGCTGTTGTCCATCAGTTGTACGGCAGTTTCCTTGCCGTTACTGATGCATTCTGTGATTGCAGCAAGAAGCCTGTTTGCCATGCCTCTGCAATACACCTCTTCCATGTATTCGTTTGCAGACTGCTTCACAAACCGAAGAGCCTTTGGATCATCCGATGACACGATTGCGGTAGACTCCTTGATTTCCACCGCAGCCTTGTCGCCAAGAACCGAGAAAGCGGCTGCGAATTCCTCCGCAGCCTTGTTGCTCTTGAACTTGACGCTTACCTTTGCCATCAGCCCTTCCAGTTCGCTTTCACATAGTCGAAGAACTTCTTCTTCTTGCCATCGTCCATCTTTGCGGGAGACGATGCACCAAACTTCTTGAGAGCCTTGTCGAAGAAAGCACGATATGCCTTCTGCTTGGGGCTTAGTTCTTCCTCAGCCATGGTGTACTTCTCGCCCTTCATGGCGACTGCGCTCTCCATCGACTCCTTGGGCGAACCCATGAGAGTCTTTTTCTTATCTCGCAGAGCCTTGTACTTCTCAACGATTTTCATCGCTTCGTGGAAGTTGATGTCTACTGGAGGAGGAACAACAGCACCCTTGCCGCTGCCATCATCGTAAAGACCACCGAACTTGTTTTCCTGCATAGCACGGGCGCGTTGCTCTCGCAACTTTTTTGCGTTCTCAAGACGCATTACTGTCTCGCGGTATGCACGGGTGCGACCGTCGATATCGACCTTCTCGTTGATGTTCTTGTCAGACATGGGTTCCTCTCTTACTTTCCACCGAATGATGGTTTCTTGGCTTTCTTTGGATCAGCAGGCTTTCCTGTCTCAAGTTCCTTCTTCTTGAGATCAGCATCGGCAACTTCATTTGGCTTACCCGCATCGACAGGAGCAGCGACTTGCGATACACCCGCAGCCTTGTCCTTCTCTATCTGTGCGGTCATGTTTGCAGCAAGCGTTGGATCCTTCTTGACATCCTTCACCATGCCGTCAATGTAACTCTTGGTTGCGCTAATTGCCGCCTTCGGACCAGGGAAGAATTCCCAACGGCGACCGTTGATATAGACGCGAACTGGCTTGCCAAAACCAGTTCCAAGTTGCTTGATTAGCACATCCTGACCCTTGTACTTCTGAGATGAGTGATAGAACTCCTTCTCAAAATTCGGGTCAAGGGACATATCGTCCTTGGCTGATCCCGCAGCGGTTGGAACGATCTTCAGATCTCCTGCTTTGATAGGCGTGGTCACGGGTGGGGCAGAGGGTGCGCCAGGTAAGTTTTCGGGAAGTGGTTGAGGTGCTTCCCCCTTTTCGCCCACACCCGTGACAATTTGTCCTGAGAGTGCCTTCTTCAATTCTTCGATCTTGTCATGGATACGAGAGGCCAACTCCTTCTGAATGAGGCTCTTGAACTTCGGAGCCTCCTTCTTGATGAGGGTTTCGATGACCGACTTGAGGAGTTTGTCTGTATCGTTTTCCATTCAGACCCCTTATACGAGACCGAACTGCGATGTGTCGGGTTCGATCTTGCCTTGATTGCGCTCTTTCTCGATTTCCTTGTCCATCTGCTTGATCTCTGCTTCATTGAAACCAAGCACATTCTTACGAATCCATTCGTGAGAATAATACTTACCTATGTATGGTTTGATATTGCCCAGTTCCTCCACCTGTTGACGGCGCAACTCAGCATTCTTGAGTTCTGTGAAGAGGTTATCCTTTAGGAAGTCAAAGTAGATCGCTTCCTTCATCTCGTTCCACTCGTCGGCGGTGATCACTTTCTTTAGGATCAACTGCTTCTTGAGGATGTCGAAGAAGAACTCACAGAACTTGGTTCTGAGCCTGTGAATGTACTTTGTGAACCGTACCTCGTCGCGTGTGATTTCCGTGGAACGACCGAGCATGAATTGCTTGTCCTGCTCCAAGCGGCTTACGGGCACCGAAAGGGCACGGTACAGTTTCTTTTGGAAGTACACGACATCTGTCAGTTCTCCAAGATTCTGACCGCCCTGTAGGGTGGTGATTTCAGTACCACGGCTACCTTCACGGCGAGGCAACCAATAGTCCTCAAGCATCGACATGAACTTCTTGTCATCACGAATCTCTCCCGTAGCCGCGTCATAGACGAGACGGTTACGATAACGATTCATGAGATCCTTGACATACTGCTCTGCCTTCGTCTTGGGAAGGTTACCGACATCGATATAGAAGATGCGGCGTTCAGGGGCACGGCTGATGCGATAGATGACGATTGCATCTTCCAACATTCGAAGTTGGTTGAGGGGCTTGATCGCCTTATGGAGGAATCCAACCGTTCTCTTGTAGCGGCTGTCCATGAGACCCGACGAGCAGAATGCGATTGCATCCTCGCTGATCTTGATGCCCGATGGATTTCCTCCTGCACGGGGATTATCCTTGTTGTACAAGTAGAAGTCCCTATACCCCGTGATGATCTTCGTGCCGTTCTTCATCGTCTCCTTGGTGTATTCGCGGATCTTCTGAATGTTCATCGGATCCACATAACGCAGTTCAAGGATGCCCTTCTGCGGGTTCTCCTCATCGATGATCAAGTGAAAGAAGACCTTTCCATCGACATACCATCGACGGAAGATCTCCGTTCCCTTGGTCTCAAACTGCATGACACGAAGGATGTTGCGGAACTCTTCGTGAATTCTCTCCTTGACATTGTCGCTAACCTTCAGTCGGTCTAGGACAATCTTCACGGGAGACTTCTTCTCACCCACCACGATTGCCTCATTCACCACATCGTCTACTGCGACTTCAACGATGGGATCCTGAGCCATTTCGCGGTACTTCATGGTCAGTTCGAAATCGTTGCGGACGGTGCCGTCGAGATCGACATACTGACCATAGAAACCACCCGCTTCAACAGGAATGGCTCCGTCATCGAATGTCGGAACGACAAACGACTTCAGAGCCTTTTCCTGCTTCTTCTCTGCTTTAGAACGCTCTAGGCGAAATCCGAAAAGTTCCATTATGTAGATACCTCATGACCTTTCAATTAGGTGGTTACGCCTTCGACTTCGAAGTACTGGTAAGCAATCGTGACATCGAATGTTGAAGGCTCGGATTGCGCTCCCATGTCCATCGTTGTTTCAGCGATGGTTGTGGGCCAGCATCCGACCATCTTGTAACGAGCGATGGGGTTGCCTTCACGGGTGAGTGGCGTAATCGTCCAATCGGTCATGAACTGATTCATGGAGTTCGCACCGACATTGGTACGATTCGTGTTCATGAGGTTCATCCAAGCCTCAAAAGACTTACGCAGACCGTAGGTTCCATCGTTGTAGCAGGAGATCGACCAATCTGCGAAAGTGCGGTCGCCTGGGTACTTGAATGGACGGCCCATGTAGTAGGCTTGGTTGGTGTTGAGAGTCGAAGAAGGAATCTTCGAAGCCTTGCACAGGAACGAAACCTGTGCAGAGGGGCTTCCACCACCCGCAGCAGCGGCTACGGCATTGATGGCTCCACCGACTGCTCCACCGAAGAGCGCACCCGCCACAGCGGCTGCGCCCTGAATCGCCTGCGTGTTACCACCAGGGAAGTTGCCTTGGACTAGGAACAAGTTGTTTCTAGCAAGACCGTTGATGAGATTGGCGCGGAATGCGTCGATGCTGAACTGTGACATTTAGGACTCCTTATGGGTATTTAGTGGGGTTTCCTGCATCACAAATTAAGCACCGACCTCGCTGAAGTTCACGCCTGTGCGGGTGGCGATAAAGTTCAACTGGATGAAGTTAATGCTGCGGTTCGGCTTGATGTAGATGTCGGCAACGAACCGATTGCTATCGATAACTTCAGGGGTGTTGTTCTTCTCGTCGCATACGACCTTGAAGTCGATGAGACCGCGACGAGCCTGAACATCACGCATGAACGGCTCAATGAGAGAACGGAACTGTGCCCGTGTGAAGGCATCGTTGAACTCAAAGAGGCTGTACTTAGCAGCGGTGGAGATTGCCTTCTCAAGCACAATGAACAGACGGCGCACATTGATGCGGTCGAATGCAGATGGCTTGGAGAGAGCAGTCTTGTCGCCGTAAAGGACGGTGCCTTCACCCGAGAAGGTGGCAACAGGATTGATGCCGTTCTTATACAGGGTGTCACGGGAAGCCTGACGGGGTTGGAAAGCCAACTTGATCACGCCACGAACCTGACCACGGTTGAAGCCTGCGGGGCTGTACCAAGGATCGAAGGTTGCATCGGTACGAGCGCAGAGACCCGCAATGTCGCCGTTCAGCGGCACCCAACGGTTCTTGTCGTTATAGATGTCGTACATGTACTTGTAACCGCTGTCGATCACGCAGTACGAGGACGAGCCGATGTTGTTGCGGTACTGTAGCGAACGATCCAACTTGACCTGATCGGTCTCGTTTGGATCCTTGTTAGGTACCGAGAAGAAGGCAACGCAATCCTTACGGGCATCGACAATGTCCTTGATCGAAGGAGCGACGAGATCTGCAACTGCGGCAGTTGTATCGTTGCTGTTCGGAGTAAAGGTCTTGTCGGGGCCACCGATGAGCAGATTGCAGTCAACAGTCTCTGCGTCTGCGAAGAGGCGATATCCCTCAGGATCCGAATCCGAATCCTGACCGAAAGCGATCTTCATGTAGTCGGTGAGATCTGCTGTCTTTCCATCTTTACCACCCTTGAGTTGCCACACACCTACTCCGAAAGATCCGTTCGTAGCGGTTACACCCGAATTTGCGGAGAGAGATGCATCGCTGTAGTACTTAAGCGAGTCGCCTGTACCCCATGCACCTGTGGAACCCCTGAAAAGGTCATTATAAGATGTATTAGTTGCCTTCTTGACGGCAGCGATGTACTTCGATGTACGGTTGATGCGGTCAACATAGTAGTTGCTTGTACCATCCGAAGAAACAACACCAGGTAGGAAGGACAGCCCTTGGAACTTCTCAAGAATGGTGTTGCGAGTTCCCGAGAGAAGACCATTCTTGTCAATGACTACCAAGTGGAACTCGTCGTTTGCACCACCCAAGTCAGAGACATAGGTTGTGGTGTTCGGCTTGGCATCGAATTCGTCTCCGTATGTCCAATTGCTGAAGTCTCGTCCCGCAGCGGTATAGCCCGAAGCCGTGATTCCTGTTCCTGTGAGAGCGACAGTTGCGCCACCGCAGATTTGAACTTCAAGTGTGTTGCCGAGCGCACCTGCATAACGGGCGACAAATGAACCAATCTTGGTGACATCGGCAAACTCAAACTTATCGTCGTTTTCGATCAATGCAGCATCGGAATCCCAAGCAGTAACACCATTAACCGTGATGTTTTCTCCTGTGTATCCAAGTCCGTTGGCATTCACCATCTCGTCAATCTTAGCACGAACGACCTGAAGGTTGTTGCCGTATCCAAGGAAGTTGGCGGCAGGGAACCACCACTCAGCGACATTGTCATCGGGTGCGCCGAATAGTTGTACGAGGTTGTTCTCGCTGTCAACGAGGATGCGCTTGTTGCATGGGCCCCAATTGAATAGACCCACGATGCCTGCATTGGTTGTGGCAACAGCAGGGACGATTGTGGTCAAGTCCTTCTCTGTTACATTCACGCCTGGGGAAAGTTGGAATGCCATCTCAGTCTCCTTGGATTGGTTTGATAGACGGGGGTATTTATTCGTTTGACCATTTCACCCTAGCGTCACATGATTTCTTCTGCATCGTCTATCCATGATCTATCCCGTCTTGATTGTTTAGGTTTCTGCGTAGATTCGCTAGCAAGCATCCTTGCCGCTTCGTCCATTTCATCATCGACGCTGTCTAGGAAGCCGAAAGGAGTCAGATCCTCCTCCAGTTTCTTGAGTTTTTCCTCAAATAGTCTCTTGCGGACATCTAGGTTGACCAAGTCCTTGAAGTACTCTTGGGTGGTCAACCATCCAAACATGACCAAGCAAGCCATCAGATCGTCGTGATAGCCGTCCGTAGCCTCGTAAGACCCTGCCTTGGTGATGTAGGTACTGATCTCAGAAATGATATCGAAATCATTTACTATCAATTTGTCGCCTTCGATCATCTCCTTGATCACCGAGCATCCCGCCTTCTTGACTTGGCTGCTCATCTTGATGCCGTTGTATGTCCTTCCTCCACCGAAGCCCTCACCGACCTTTTGACCCTTCTTGCCCTTGATGGAGATTGTAACAAGGTTTTCATACTCCAGTTCATCCTTCAGGATGTCTGCCACCTGTTGCCCCGTATCGTTGATCTCAACCATGATATAACCTTCGTTGTATTTGTCCATGATTGTCTTGATCAGGTTTGGAAATACTGGGATTGGAATAGTATTGTTTCGATACTTTGCAACCACTCTGTAAGGCATAGCGGTGACATCCAAGACCACCATAGCGTTGTAGTCCTGTCCAATTGCTCTACTGGTGTCAACCAAGCCTGTGTAGATGTGTCCCTTGACGGGATGTTCGTAGATTGCCAAGCCATCCTCTGTTTCCATTAGAGGAGTTTGGAATGCCAAGGAAGCGATCTTGGATGCCTTAATAAGAGTTTCCTGCGAACCAAGGAACTGACATTCGTATTCGGAGTACCATTGCCGCTCCGATGTGTTCTTAATCGTCGTTTCCTTGAACTTGTCATCACGCCCTGGGACTTGCCACCAATGTGCCTCAACGGGCACGAATTCGGATTTGCCGTTCTTGGCGTTCTGCCACATCTTATAGAACAGATTCAATCCGTTGGGCGTGGAAACGATTACGGTCTTTGATGTCTTACCTGAAGTGATCGTTGGGTATACGGATGTGAAGAACTCTTCCGCAATCTGCTCAGGGACGAATGCAAACTCGTCAAGCATCAAGAAGTTGTATGACGAACCACGAACTGCACTTGATGATGTGGATGAGCAAATGACCTTCGAACCGTTCTCCAATGTAATACTCGTCTTGTTCCATTCGATGATGCCTTGCTGCAACCACTTCGGAAGGTTCTCATACGCAATCTTGAACCGATCCATGATTTCCGTGGCGGTCTTCAGTTTGTTTGCGAGAATGGCGGCTTTGTATGTCGGGTTGAACAACACCATGTGGAGAATGCAAGCCACCAATGTTGCCGTCTTTCCACTCTGACGGGGGATCTTGCAAATGGTGAATCGATTGTCGAATACCGAACGGGCTATATCTTTCTGAAAGTCATACAACTTGAAGGGCATCAGACCGTCATCGATGGTCACGACCTTGATGTATGTCTCAATGAAATAGATCGGGTCTTCGGAGCATTTGATGTACTCCTCCAACTGCTCTTTCGTGAATTCTTGCTTTACATAAGCACCCTTGAGAAGCGGGTTGCCTAGGTATGTTTCATGATCATTGCTCATCTACGATATCACCTCTGTCGAGGGCTTTCTTCTGCTCCCGAATCATCTTCTGCAAGTCGGCTGTGCTTCCGACATAGATTGAGTTGTTTGTAACCGTGGTTGTCTTGCCCTTCTCTTCTTTCTTGATGTCCTTCATGCGACGATGAAGATCCATCAGTCGATTGTTGGCTTCAAGAGAGGATTGAATCAGTTGGGCAATGACCTCGTATGCGCGAGGCTGTTGGCTGTCCTGTGCCAACTCGCTGATCCCTTCGATTGCTTCCTGAGACTTTTCGATGATGCATTTCAGGTTGCGACGAACCTCGTCATAATCTCTGTCTGCATCGGTGGGATTGTATTGATGGTCTACCGAAATTGCCTTGACGGGGACTATTTCAGTTGGCTCGGGATTTGTTTCGATTCCCAAAGTCTTTGCGATGTTCATGTCGATGTTGCTCACGGCTCCTCCTGTCATTATGTTCCCCATGCTGTCGGGGGATACTCACGAATACTGACACTTGCATGTGTAGCCCCCGCACCCGTCCATCCTGCCGTCAGGGACGGTGCATAACCACCCGCAGTAATTCCTGCCGCAGCGGATACCCCAATGTCTGCATATGGCTTGAAAGCCGCAGTAGATGTCGTGCTTGGAGAGAAGTCCTTTGTATCGAAAATGTTGACATTCGTGTTGAGGATGAGTGGGGCTTCCTTGACAGGCCCATACAGATACATCTTGGCAATGAACTGAATCGTTGCAAAGTTGACCTTGCGCTGTGAATAATCACCATAAGACCCATCATCACCTTCTGTCAATGCGACTGAAGACAGGACAATTGGAACATCCACATCGATGTCCATTCCGTCGATTGCCTTGATCGTGAAGACATATTCGGGGGTGAAGTATGGAAGAATCTGCTCGACAATCTGCAAGCAATCATCCATGCTCTTCGTCATTGCGCTGAGAGTCATGTTCATGTTGTATGGAACGCGCTCCCACCGCTTCTTGAGCGATCCCCGATCTCCCGCGTTGTATCCAACAGTCTGTTGTACGCTGTTCAACTTGCGCGAGGAGTCATAGGCAAGCGACGAGATCTCAAACGCCATGCGCGGCAGATATGTCTCCAAACGCACTTGCTGTTGATCGAAGTCTGTTCCGATGCGATCAAGACGCTTGAGGAACTTCTGCTGCGGCCCGTATGCGATAGGAACACGAATGCGCTCCTTCTCGTTTCCACTCGCATCGTTGCGAACGAGATGCACATTGTTGAATAGTGAGGCAAAGCCAACCACTACCTTTCGGACGGTACCGTGATAGTAATACTCAAGCATCGATCATGGATCTCCGAATGGGTTGGATTCATCGAAGTTGAAGACGGAATCCGCTTCGGTTTCGATCTCTTCGTTCTTGGCTTCGTCAAGGATACCCATCGTGTCATCCTTGGAGACAATCGGGGCATATAGGTTGACACCCGCTTTGGCTATGTAGGCGGTTGCTCCCTTTTCCGTTTCTTCGATCCAAGTACCAACAACATTGGATAGAGATATTCGGAGCGGAGTGACACTAGGCTCATACGAGTAGACCACCGCCCTCGCAGACGCTCCCGCAGTTGAACCTGTAATTGATCCATTCGCGTATTGATAAACGCTGTCGCCTTCTGCAAAAGATCCTGTTCCATAGATCCCCCCAAGGTTGAGGTTGACTTTGAATCCCGTCTCGTCGTTGATTGCGTCGAGTTCGGGAACTCCAGTATTGAAGTCCTCTTCGGAATACTGGAAGAGTTCGCATGTCAATTGATAGGAGTAGAGTTTGCCCAACTGATAGAAGGGATTCTCATGCTCCACGAACTTCACCTCAAACAAACCCTTGCTGATCGGAAGGTAGAGCAAGTCTCCTTCCAAGGGTCTATCCATGCCTGTTTCGCGCTTAAAACGCTTCTTGGAGACTGTGAACTTTACGCTATCGCGGATCTCAAAGCCAAACTTGGTAAAGGTATCGCCTCCTTCAAATGCTGTAGTCGTATCCATGTACATTTCGATCATCTTGAAGTTGGTGAACCGCGAATACTGCGACTCTCCAAACAGATCGTCCCGCGTTACCATCTCGCGGGGAATGTAGTACATCTCCTGCCCATAGATCTTGATTGCCTCTACCGTGAGGTCTTCTACAAGATTCTGCTCGGGCTGATATGTCTTTGTGTTGACACGGATGTACGGATTGAGTGCCATTCTTATTCCTTATCCCATGATGAAATCGACGGGCAATTCGCCCTTCAGGATGATTTCTTTCTCAATGTCTTCTTTTTGCTGCCATGAGTCTTTCATCATGGACTGACCATCAAGAGTGATGTCACCAGGCAACTTGATACCGTTGTACTTAGAGAGGTTGACTCCCCATTGCCAACGAACCAATGCAACCAAATACTTCTTCAGCAAGCGGTCGTTGTATACTTCGGGATAGACGCGAGGATCAAGGATGCGATACGCTTCGATGATCAGGTACATACCCGCGTTCAACTGCCGTCTGTCGCTGTCCAAGTACAACTTGTTCGCAACGCGATTAAAGCGAATGCTCTTGTCGGGCGACAGGAACTGACGAAGCAACTGTAAGTATTGCTGCGTCATGTCATACTGTACCAAGTCAATGGTGCCGAAGGTATAAAGATCGTTTAGTGCGTACTGGTACCGCACATCGAACATGCCCACCGACTGTTGGGTGAATGGGAAGATGCGGGTGACGCTGACGATCAGGTTCTCTAAAAGAACATTCTCGGGGCATTCGGGGTCTTGGCTATTCTGAATAGCCTCGTTATCCTCAAAGCCCGACCCATCAGCCGTCTCCGACTGAACATTGTCCGCTGTAAAGGAAATATACCCGTTGTTAATGTCCGTTTGGGACAACTTGTACTTCAGGTAGACCTTTTCAACCCCATCAAAGTGATATTCGGAGAAAAATTGGAGAGCATCGTTGAGACGATCCTCCAACTGTTCATCCGCGATGTTGATTTCAACTACGGGGTGACCGTTTGCGCGTAGTGCGTACTCTCTTAGTTCCGCTCTCGTTGAGATCAGTCCGCTGCTGCAACTCGACATTTGGCGTTTCCTCCACAGGATATTTAGCCTTTATGTCGGGTTCGGGCATGGACTCTTTCTTGGCTGCTTCCACAGCAGCCGCCACCTCTTGATTCTCCTTGGTGACTTCGACAAGCAGTCTGAAGAAATCGTCTATGCGGGAAAGGTATCTCTCCCCATCTTCCCACACTCCAACCATA